CATTCGCTCGATTGGTAAACTTTTTTACTTCGCCTTTCCACTTATTAAACTCATTCCTAGTTTTAAAGCTTTCCATTGAAGGTAATTCTATTTCAGATGTTAAGTCTATACCATAATTTTTATTCGTTCTTCTAATTTTGGCTTTTGAATTTCGCACCAATCGTTGATATTCTGCAATGTCATTTTTCGTAATGCGTATAGGTGTATATCTTCCCATCCAATGTCAACTCCTTTTAACCACGCTCTAAAACCTCTTTTTTCAATTTGTTTATAGAATGTAATATCAGCCAACGTTGTCATATTTAACGGTATATCGCCCGATAAACTATCTATTTTTGATAGATAACTACATCTATTATTCTTGTAACCTTTTAGGAATTTATCCATATACACTTTTGAAGAAAAGAAAAACACGATTTCCGTATTAGAAACCGTGTATTCACTTTCTTTCAAATTGTGATATATTCCACGCTTAGTCGGTGGCATTTTACATCACCTCTTAACCAATCATTTTAATTTTAATTATGTCGCCTTGCTGACCTTTTTCTTTACCTACTTTTATTTTAATGTTCACCCAATCATCAGAATCAGGTGTACCGAATAAATCCATGATACGAGTGATTGAAAAGTAAACCGTTTTTGAAGATGTAACAAAAACTTTTTTCTCAGGTGTAATTAAGTATGTTAAGACCCCGTATTCTGTTTCTCCGTTATCTTCATTGATACGGTCATATGTGCGAGTAATAATGTTTTGCACCACGATTTCAGACCCTACATGGTCTTTTAAACCAAACCCGCTGTCCTCGTCACCCTCCATTACTTGAAGCAACCATATTTTTTCTTCACGGTCTTTAGGTTTGAAACTTGAGTATTCTTTGAATTTTGCTTTACGTGCAAATTTACCATTAGCATCTTGCACCACAATGTAGTTTTCATTTTCACGGATAACTTTTTTTGCTTCTACGATTTCACCTGTTTGTGTGTTTACCATTACTTCATTATTAGTTGTGTTTGTCATTTTAATTTCCTACTTTCGAATAGTTTAGTTTTTGTTTGGTTGATTGTGTAAATTTATGCTTGTCCTTCTTGACTGTCTTGCTCTTCATCTTCCTTATCCTTCTTAATGGACGCTAGTTTGATGAATTCCTCTACAGCCATTTCATACGTTTCCGTAGATGGCTCAACTCCGAATACCGTTACGTTTTTCCCTTCATGTAATTTGTTTACTGCTTTTTGTGCTTTCTCCATTGAAACGTTCCCAATTAATTCAATTGATTCAAGTGGTTCTGCAACAGGTAAACCCTGTTCATTTACTGTCATTACAGCAACCTTCACTAATGTTTTTGTAACCTCTTTAGTCATCATTTTTCGCATTTGTATTTCTCCTTTTATGGTAGTATTTTGTCGTTTTGGTGTGTATCACCTCTACAAATATTAGTATATATGAATATATGACAAAATGCAACACTTTTTACTAAATTGTTCTACATAAATTTTAACTATTTTCGACTTAATCTATCATTTACGAAATCCTTGTCAAAATCCCGTATAACATTTTCTATTAAACTAACGTATAATGTACCACAAATTGACTAGAAACGCTCATATTCCCTTTAAAGCTTGTCTAATAGTGTTATAATAAGGATGTAAGACAAATCCAATACTTATGTAGGAGGTGAAGCATGATGCCTATGATTCGAGATGACCATGAAAATTTACTTAATGAGTTACTTTCTCCTGATCTTGACCAAACAAGACGTACCGAAATTTTACAACAATTACGAGTGGACTACTCAACGGTGTTAACAGATTTTGAAACACTATCCACTCAAAATAGCACTCTTCAATCGAACAACGATGATTTGATTGTATCGAATAGTAAACTATTCCGACAACTAGGAATTGTTGGCGGAGATGAACATTCAAAAAAGAAAGAAGAAGAATTGACATTCTCCGAAACTGTCAGCTTAGAACAATTCGAAAAATAAAATTATTTCAGTATTCTTATATTTTATTAGTCTCTCCCCTCCCCCACCGAAGAGGGTAGTCAAAAATTAGCAATAACCACTCCCCTACCGTTGATTCGGTGGGGTGGGGGAGAGGTTAAACCCTTATAATAGGAAGGAAATCAAAATATGCGAATTACAATCAGCGATGTAAAAACTAGTCTAGGAATAACAAATACTTACGACATTGTGAACGCTATTCGAAATAGCAATCCCAACTTTTCTAATTATGTCCCATTAGCTACTGCTGAAAACGTAGCAGAAATTGGAACAGGAATTTTAATTAATCAAACTGTACAAAATGAATTCATTACTTCATTAGTTGACCGTATCGGATTAGTGGTCATTAGAACAATGAATCTTCAAAACCCATTGAAGAAATTCAAAAAGGGTGCAATGCCTCAAGGTCGTACAATTGAAGAAATTTTCACGGATATTACTAAGGGTAAAAAGTACGACCCATTCGATGCAGAAGAAACAGTTTTCAAACGTGAAATTCCTAACGTTAAAACTTTATTCCACGAACGAAATCGACAAGATTTTTATGAGCAAACAATTCAAGATGATAGTTTAAAAACTGCTTTCATTTCATGGGGGAACTTCGAAACATTTGTTTCTTCTATTATTAACGCTATTTACAATAGTGCAGAAGTCGAAGAATACGAATACATGAAACTATTAATCGACAACTATTATTCTAAAGGTTTGTTTACAATTGTTCCTGTCACAAAACCGAATACAGAAACTGCTGCAAGGGAATTTGTTAAAAAGTTACGAGCAACTGCAACAAAAATGTCGCTTCCTAATGGTAGTCGTGATTTTAACGCATTAGCGGTTCGCACTCGTAGCGATATTAACGATTTACATTTAATCATTGATGCTGATTTGAACGCGGAAGTTGACGTTGAAGTATTAGCAAAGGCATTCAATATGAATAAAACTGATTTCCTAGGAAATGTTACAGTGATTGACGGGTTTTCTTCAACAGGTTTAGAAGCTGTATTAATCGACCGCGAGTGGTACATGGTTTATGACAATCTATTAAAATTGGAAACTATCCGAAATCCTAAAGGGTTGTATTGGAATTACTTCTACCACGTTTGGCAAACTCTTTCAGTTTCACGCTTTGCAAACGCTGTCGCTTTTGTTAGCGGTGCTGTTCCTAAAGTTACACAAGTTATCGTTGACCCAACGATTTTGTCGGTTAAAGCAGGTGGTTCATTTGAATATACAGCTTATATTCGTGTAAACGATGGTCAAACATATGAACCCGTATGGACTGTTGAAGGAATGAACGGAACTGTTGTTGATGCAGGAACAACGATTGATTCAGATGGTAAATTAAAAGTTGCAACAAATCAGACAGGACAATTAAGCGTTAAAGCGACTGTAACACACAGCACCGATAAAACTGTTGTCGGTGAAAGTATTGTTACTGTAATTCCTTGATAGGAGGGTTTTAAATGGCTGTAATACCTCTTAGCGGAACAAACATCCGATTTTTATCGGGTGTTCCGTTCTCTAATGACTACAAAAATACAAGATGGTTCACAACGTTCACAGAACAATATAATTACTTCAACAGTAAACATAAAGTGCATACAGAATCGCAAGCAAATTTTCAACGTATGACTGACGGAAGTGGAAGAACATTTATTAGAACAAATTACGGAATAGATGATATTAGAACTGCTAATTATGTTATGTTCCAAAACAGTTCTAACTCTACAAAATGGTGGTATGGATTCATTACTAAACTTGAATATGTTCAAAAGAATCACACGGATGTTTACTTCGAGTTAGACGTTTTACAAACGTGGATGTTCGACATTGATTTTAAACCATCAATGGTTATACGAGAACATTGTCGTCAATATGATAGCAATGGTTTTCCGATTGTTAATACAGTAGATGAAGGGCTCGATTATGGGTCAGAATACGACATTGTGGATGTGAATGAATACAGACCATCTAACGGCATCTATTATCTAGTAATTGTTTCTAAGTCTATGCTTCACAATGATTTAACGCCTACTGAGGGTGAAACCACAACAGAAAATAAAATAAAAGCTTCATTGAATGGTATGCCTCAACCTCTTTGCTACTATATCCAACCATTTAAATTAGATGGCTCTGTTGTTCCGACATTTGTAGGAGGAGATGATGTAAATACCTCAAGTATTGAAAAGGTGTTATCCGACATTTATTCACAAAAAACGGCTGTCAACAATATTGTGTCAATGTATGTGACAGAACACCTAGGCTATAATCCGGCTTTCGCTAATGGTGGCGTTAATTTTGGTTCATCTGAATTTGAAATTGCTCGAATTTCATCGAATGGTGAAGGTGATGTAAATAATATCAATTTAGTTTACCTAAAAAACGTTGCACGTTATACGGGTGTTACTCGTAATTGCGGTAATAAATACAATGGCTTTAAACCTGTCAAAGAATCTAAATTGAAAATGTATCCATATCAAGTAACATTATTAACGGATTTTAAGGGCAATCAATTTGAAATTAAAAATGAGTACATCAGTGGTACTGATTTAGAGGTGCATGTTCGTGGCTCAATGGGTGTATCTAATAAGGTTGTTTACAGTTTGCCTGACTATCTCACTCATAATTTAGGAACATCAGAAACAGCTAAAATTCCTGTATCTATACAAAATTCGATTGTTAATAACAACCCTAATGACGTTTCTATCATTAACGACATGTTAAGTGCCTACTTACAAGGCAATAGAAACAGTATCCAAAACAGTCAAAATTCTATACTATGGAACGGCTTTTTCGGTGCTGTCAATAGCGGTGCTCAAGGTTTAGCAACAGGTGGAGGAATTAATCCTGTAGGAATTACAAACGCTGCTACAATGGCTGCTCAAGGTGCAGGCAATACCGTTCTACAATTACAAGCTATCCAAGCAAAACAAAAAGACATTTCCAATGTACCGCCTTCATTATCTAAAATGGGTAGTAATACAGCTTTTGACGTTGGACATTCTTACACAGGTTTTGCGATTGTTAAGAAACAAATCAAAACTGAATATATCAGAAAGTTAGAAGATTTCTTTCATATGTTTGGATACAAATTAAATGAAATAAAAATCCCTAATTTTAAAACACGAAAGAATTGGAATTACATTCAGACATCTAATTGCCACATCAATGGTAACTTCAATAATGAAGATTTAGTTGAGATGAGACAAATATTCGATAATGGCATTACATTATGGCATACAGACGATGTAGGGAATTATTCATTGGAGAATGGAGAAATTTAAATGGGGAAAAGGAGAAATAGAAAATACAGAAACCCTAATCAAATTCAAGTTGAAGAAGGGAATAATTGGTATCACCATTATTATCAATATTTATCATCATTAGCTTATCAATTATTTGAGTGGGAAAATCTACCACCAAGCGTTGACCCTAGGTATCTAGAAATGAGTATCCATATGTTTGGATTTGTTGGTTTTTATAAAGACCCTAAAATTGGTTACTTAGCCGTTCAGGGTTCACCGTCGGGACGTATAGACAATTATTTATTGCCAACTGAATTTCACGCAAGTGTACCTAATTATCAGAAAACATTTAAGCTATTTAATTATAGCGACATTAAAGAAGATAATATGGGTGTTATCATATGGAATAATGATTATCATTTTTCAACGCTACGTTCATTGGATTTATTTGCAAAGGAATTAGCTGAAACTCAAGAAATTATTAGTGTTAATAGAAATGCTCAAAAAACACCTGTTTTAATATCTGCTAATGATAACACAAAATTCAGTGTGCAAAATATCTATGACCAATATGAGGGCAATGCACCTGTTATTGTAACCCATGAAAGTGTAAGCCCTGACACAATCAAGGTTTTTAAAACGGATGCCCCTTACGTTGTTGATAAATTGCGTTCAGACCGCGATAAAATATGGAATGAAGTAATGACGTTCATGGGAATTAAAAATGCAAATCAAGAAAAGAAAGAAAGAATGATAACGTCAGAAGTTGATAGTAATGATGAGCAAATACAATCAAGTGCAAATATATACTTAAAGTCAAGACTTGAAGCATGTGAAAAAATAAACCAACTTTATGGTCTTAATATTAATGTTAAAATTCGTGAAGAAACTGTTAATGAATTTGATAAAAATATAACTGAAAAGGAGGAATGATTCGTGTCGTCTTATACAATGGAATTAAGAGAATATGTAGAAATGTGGACGCAAGAAGAAAACCTCCTTTCACATCGAGAACGAATAGAAAAAGGAAGAAAACATTTATTCGATTTTCCTTATCCTATGTTTAACGAAAATTATCGTAATGTTTTTGAAACAAATTTTATTCGTAATTTTTATATGCGAGAAATAGGTTTCGAAACAGAAGAATTATTTAAATTTAGATTGGAAACATGGTTGATTATTAACATGCCATATTTTAATAAATTATTTGAAAGTGAATTATTAAAATATAACCC